GTGAGAAAGTAGTAGATTTTTCCTATGATAATATTTCACGATTGTTGTATTCGGAATTCACTCCCAAGTACCATCCCTTATTCGATTATTTTAATTCACTCGAACCTTGGGACGGCAAAGACCATATCTGGGATCTATCTACAACAATTCTAACTGATGACATTTCATTATTTAACAAATATTTCAAAAAATGGCTTATTGCCGTTGTCGCAGGTGTTTTTGATCCGGTATGGGCTAATCATACAGCTCTTATTCTTCAAGGAAACCAAGGGGTTGGGAAAAGCCGCTGGCTAGAAAGATTAGTCCCTGATTCTCTTAAATCATACTATTACAGTGGCTCTTTGGATCCGAAAGATAAGGATTCCAAATTTAATGTAGTATCAAATTTCTTAATTAATCTTGATGAGCTTGAAACATCTAGCCGGGGTGAATTCGGACATCTAAAACATTTAATTACTACCAAACAATTACAATTGCGAAGGCCTTATGGGCGACTCACAGAAAAATACGTAAAACGCAGCTCTTTTATGGGCTCGGTAAATAAAACAGAATTCCTAAATGATCCAACCGGAAACCGGAGATTTTTAATTTTTTCGACTGATGTAGTCGATTATGAGCATAATGTTGACATTGATAAAGTATATGCACAGGCCTTGCATTTGTATCGTTCTGGAGAACAATACTGGCTAAACTCAGATGAAATAAAAGAAGTAAATGAGAGGAATGAGGAATTCCAGTTTAAAACCAAAGAAGAAGAACTGATCCAACGAAATTTTGAACCAGCTCCCGAAGATGATCCAATGGCTAGAGCAATGATGACTTCAGAAATTGCAGAATTGATTTTGGGCAGCGGAGGATATACAAATTCTAATATTTACTTGATTGGACAAGCTCTTACAAAATTAAAATTTGAAAAGAAAGCAGTCAAAAGAAACGGTCATACACGTAAATGCTGGATTGTAAAAAGGATTGATCCGTTATCTGCTAACAATGACAATTTGTCATACAAAGAAGGGAATTTGCCGATATGAAAGGTGGTCAAGGTATAAAAATGAGATTGACCACCCTGACCACTTTTTGGGGGACTTTGACCACCTTGAAGCAGGGAAAGGTGGTCAGTGGTCAAAGTAGTGGTCAATCTTTTGCCGAGACTTTGACCACCCATAACTTATTGATTTATAAAAGGTTATGCTAAGGGTGGTAAGAGTGGTAAGAGTTTTTTTAAAAAAATATATGCATATAAAAATAGGTAGTAAGCGCGTATATAAGGGACATATACGGAGTATATATAAAATTTTCGAAAAACTTTGACCACTCTGACCACCATAGATATAAATAAGATTTGCGAGGTGTGACAATATGGCAGACATAAAAAGACAATATAACTTGCTTCTAGCTAAGGTATATGATATGGAAGAACGTGGAGAAACGCCATCTCAAAAATATGATATTCTAGTAGGGAACTTGCTACAGCTTTATATCACAATTGCGAAGTCAGAATCGATATTTGATATCACAACTTTTGAACAGGCCGTAGAACATTTTCGTGAACAAGGGAATTATCCAGCGTTAACATTGGGCTTTAATGTTGATGGGATTGAATACCCTTTTTGCAAAGATTCTGATTTAAGGGAAAGATTATTACGGAAAGCAGATTCGAAAACAGAAAACATTCCACCGATTTTTGATGACAGGGGAAATTGGTACAAAACAAAACATTGAGGCGAAAAATGACGCTTAGAGATTATCAAAAGGAAATTGTTAGAAAGGCTTATGCGATTTTGAAGGATCATCTAATTGTTTATTTGAGTATGGAGGTGCGGACCGGGAAGACACTTACAGCACTAAGTATTGCAAAAGTATGGGGTGCAGGTAGAGTTTTGTTTGTAACAAAGAAAAAAGCACGGTCTTCGATAATCGCTGATTTTAAGAAAGTCAGATACAATTATTTTCTGAAAATTGTGAATTACGAGGCACTTCACAAAGTAAAAGGAAATTTTGATTTTGTGATTATTGATGAAGCTCATTCGTTGGGAGCTTATCCTAAACCGAGTCTCAGGACGAAAAGATTGAAGGAAATCGTAGATAGGAAACCGCTAGTTCTGATGTCGGGGACTCCAAGTCCGGAAAGTTACAGCCAGCTGTATCATCAATTTTGGATTCATGATAATTCTCCGTTTATATTTTATAAGAATTTTTACAAATGGGCGAAAGTTTTCGTAAAAGTTCGGGAACGGATGATTAACGGTTACAAAATAAATGATTACAGTAATGCGGATAAAAAGAAAATTGATGAAATGGTAAAGCACTTATTCATTAGTTTTTCTCAGAAAGATGCTGGCTTCACGAACGAAGTTGAGGAAGAAGTAGTTGATGTGGAGATAAATCCGAATATTTACAAACTTGCAGAAAGATTATTGAAGGATAGATACTATCAATTTAAGGACGGAACGGAAGTAGTTTGTGATACGGCTGCAAAACTCAAAACAAAATTGCATCAAGTTTTTTCCGGCACTGTAATCACTGAAGAAGGTATTTTGAAAACATTAGACACTTCGAAGGCTGAATATATCAAAGAAAAATACAGAGGACAAAAAATTGCAATTTTCTATTTGTATAGAGCTGAAGAGATTATTCTAAAACGTACATTCCCAAACTGGACGGAATCTCCGGAAGAATTCAACTCCAGTTTCGATAGAGTGTTCATTTCTCAGATCCAGTCCGGTTCGATGGGGACGAATTTGTCTACTGCAGATGTTATAATTTTCTACAACATTCATTATTCAAGTTTACTTTATTGGCAAGCGCGAGCACGGTCCCAAGATAAAAACAGAGTAGACAATAGTAAGGTTGTTTGGATATTTAGTGAGAAAGGTATTGAAAAAGACATTTACAAAGCCGTTGTAAAGAAAAAGGATTACACAACAAGTTACTTTAGGAGGAGCTATTTGGGATGAAATTACTGATAAGTTGCAAAATAAAGCCAAATGCTAACAGAAGCAATCCAAATTTTGACCAGAAAGAATGTTTCTTGTATTCTTTTTTATTTTCTTCTTTGGATGAAGTAATGATAACATCTCCTCCTTCCTTGGTTAATAATGGAGTGATTCCATAAAAAAATATAAGGACAGCACCGGTAATGTCGAAAATAAGACCCAATGAATTTATGATAGTTGAACAATTCATAGTAAAAATTAAGAATTTTTAGGGAAAATGAAAAATGACAGAACAGCAATTACAAAAAAAAATATTGGACTATATTAAATCGATCGGAGGATATGCTCGGAAAGTGAGTAACGCTAACAGAAACGGAACGCCGGATATTATTGCTTGTATTGAGGGAAAGTTTTATGCATTTGAATGCAAAGTCGAAAGGAATATTCCAACACAGCTTCAAATTTACAATATAGATCAAATACGTAAAGCGGGAGGAGTTGCCCAGGTTGTTTATTCACTGGGAGCTGTGAAGGAAGTTTTGATAAATGAAGCAAGTAAACGAGGAGAAACAGAAAAAATCCTAAAGTTTTTAGGATGACTACTGAAAAACGTTTTTTTATCATTATGGAGTGAAAAAACAAAATGGCAACAACAGAGCAAGATATTATCCAAGGTATTATCAATCTTCTGATTGAGCATGATGTTGTTAATGCACAAGCCTTGCGGGATTTTCGGGTGAAAACGAGATACAAATTATTGAGAGAGCAAGGGTTGAGCGGTAAAGAAGCGCGGTTAAAATTAGCCGAAGAGGAATTTACGAGTGAAAAAACTATTCAATACATATTATACGGGAAGAAATGAAATTAAGTGATTTAAAAGAAGCACCTTATAATCCAAGACAAATATCGGATGAGGCGTTAAACGGATTAAAAATCAGTCTTGACAGATTTGGGGATTTGTCCGGCATAACTTTTAATACCCGGACCGGACATTTGGTCGCAGGACATCAAAGGATTAAAGCTTTACGTGAAGAGTATGGCGATATTGAATTTGACGGAGAGAAAATTGTAACTCCGGACGGGAAAGAGTTTCGAGTACGATTTGTTGATTGGGATGAAAGCAAGGAAAAGGCGGCAAATATAGCAGCGAATAGTGAAACAATTACTGGTGAATTCACTGATGATGTTCAGGGATTGCTTGAAGAAATAAGATTAAGTATGGATGATTTATATGATGGATTGCACTTTGATAAAATTGAAATTCCGGAAGTTGATTTTGATGTGAACAAAGTTGAAGAAGATGATTTTGATGTTCAGTCTGAATTAGATAAAATTTCCAAGCCGAAATCAAAGCGAGGCGATTTATATCAATTAGGCAGACATAGATTGTTATGTGGAGATAGCACGGGTCCTACGGATATAGGAAAGTTGATGGACGGGGACAAGGCACGCTTAATTTTCACAGATCCTCCGTACAATGTTGATTACAAATCCCCGGGAGGATTATCGTATAATTCAAAGAAATTTGGAGGAAGCGGAGGAAAAATATTTAACGATAACAAATCAGATGGAGAATGTTTACAATTTTACACAGATGTTTTAATCAATCTATATGAAAATTCAACAGACGATGTGACTATTTACTGGTGGTTTGCAAATAGAAACAACGCAATAAATAGAGCGGCATTTGAAGCTGCAAATTGGCACATGTCTCAAATAATAATTTGGTTAAAAAATAGTTTTGTTTTCAGTCGAGGGCAAGATTATCATAGGATGTACGAACCTTGCATGTTGGGTTGGAAAAAAGGGAAGAAACATTTTAGAACGAGGGGATTAAATAACTTCTCAGATGTATTCAATTTAGAATTTGATGATTTTGTAGAACAATTTGACGTATGGTATGAAAAAAGAGACAATACTGCTAAGTATGTACATCCAACACAGAAACCGGTAAGATTACCGGAGAGGGCGCTTAAAAAGAACAGCATTAAAAACGACATTGTTTTAGATGTTTTCGGCGGAAGCGGAAGTACAATGATAGCCTGTGAACAATTGTCGCGTAAATGTTATTCGATGGAATTAGACCCGAAGTTCGTTGATGTAATTGTGACGAGATATGTGAAGTACACAGGTAATAAAAATATTATGTTGAACGGAAAGGAAATAATTTGGGATGCCTCAGGAGAAGAGCAAATATGACGAAATAGAAGAGAAGGGCAGCGGTCAACACTCTCAACATTTTTGGGCGAGAGTTGACGCTGTTTGTTTAGTAATTCTTGATAACGATAGATATTTACAGTCCAAAAGATCTGCGGAACTAACGGCAAAAATTGTAAAAAAATTTGGCGTTAGCGAAAGGCAAGCGCAAAGATATATTTCTGCCGCAAAAAGAGAAGTCAGACGTATTGGCAAAGCAAAACGCGATAAGGCGTTTCTCAAAGCAATCCGAGATCGTGAATATTTGTTGCAAAAAGCAAAAAGTACCGAAGATTACAAATTGGCATTAGAAATTCTGAAAGATAGAGATAAACTTCAAGGATTATACGTCGATAAAGTTGAGCACTCAGGAGAAGTTACGCATAAAAACATTGATCTGTCGAGATTTACAGAACACGGTTTAGAACGGATAAAGAGAGGCGATCCGATAGAGGACGTCCTAATGGACCCGGAGGCTGTAAAAAATGACTGAGTTACAATTAAGAGCGGCGGCGGAATTGGAGTTGCGCAAGCGAAGAGCTGAGCGCTTAAAAGATTACGAAACGCAACGCCAATTTTACAGCAAACACTCACTTGATTGGATGGTTGATAGATTAGGGATAAAGAGAGAAACAATTGATTGGTCATTATTGCCGGAATATCAAAATCATACGTGGGACGGAACTCCAAATCCCTTGAAACAAATTTTGGATTACCTTGATCAGGGTGAAAATAGAATCGGCGCTGAATCGGCAACTGGAACGGGAAAAACTTTTTTAGGCGCATTGATTGTTTTGTGGTTCTTGGAAAATTTTAAGAATAGTCTGGTTGTCACATCCGCACCGAAACGCGATCAGTTATCTTTGCACATTTGGCGCGAAATCGGAAGATTGCACGATAGATTCGGTAAAGGAGATTTAACGACATTGAAATTGCGAATGGACCCGGGAAAGGATGACTGGCTTGCCGTTGGGTTTGTGGCGGGCGTAAAAGCCGATGAAGATTCGGCGACAAAGGCGCAGGGCTTTCACGCAGAACATATGTTAATAATTCTCGAAGAAACGCCCGGAATACCAAAACCAGTTATCGCTGCATTCGAGAATACATCCGTTGCGGAGCATAATATAATTTTAGCGTTTGGGAACCCTGATAATCAAATGGATAATTTACATGTTTTTTGCACGCAAGAAGGGACGAAACATGTGCGAATTTCCGCATTAGATCACCCGAACGTTGTTTTGAAAGACCCGAATTTCATCCCCGGCGCGCAATCTGAGGCAGGCTTAAAAAGAATGCTGGCGAGATACGGGAAGAAAGATTCACCGATGTATCTTTCCAGGGCTCGAGGCATTTCTCCAAAACAATCTGTAGACAGTTTGATTATGGTCGACTGGTGTTTAGAATGCACGGAAAAGCGAGAGGATTTAGAAAAAGGCGAATGGGCTCTCGGCATTGACGTTGCAAATTCATTTGACGGGGATAAAGCGGCTATCGCGAAAGGAAAAGGCGCGGTCTGTTATGAGGTGATCGATTTTCAGTGTCCGGACAGTAATCAATTAGGAAAAAGAGATGTCGCGGAATTGATGAGAGCGTATAAAATTGACGAAGAGCGCGTTGGAGTTGACGGCGTTGGAGTGGGAGCCGGGACGGTTAACGCTTTGAAAGAAATGGATTTTGAAATTAAAAATTTGTTGGGCGGAGCCGCGCCTATTTCAATTGAAGGTGAAGAACAGCAATTCAAGAATTTGCGATCTCAAATGTGGTGGCAGCTTAGGGAAGATATTAGGAATAAAAGAATTGTGATTCCCAATGACCCCGAACTGATAACGGATATTTGCTCGCCGAAGTGGGAAGTAAAGGACAAATATATTGTAGTTGAATCGAAAGAGAGCATAAAACAGAGACTCGGACGGTCGCCGAACAAGGGCGATGCGCTGGTATATTGGAATTGGGTTCGAGTTGACCGAGAACAAACGATTATTGAATTTTTAACATAGAGGTGATAAAATGTATTTAACACAAACAGATTTAGTAAAACTTCAATTACAACAAAACCGGGCAATGAATTTCAGCGAGACAATCAAAGAAATTATTACCGATGATGAAAATTCGGAAGAGAAAAAAGCAATGCTGGACGGAGATAAGTATTACCGCGTAAAGCACGATATATTAGATCACGATTTTAGAGCTTATTTTATTGACGGAATTAAGCATATCAATAAAAATGCCGCAAATAACAAAATTGTTCACGCTTACCATCGCATATTGGTTGATCAGAAAATGAGTTACATTGTTGGGAAGCCGATAGTCTTTGCAACTGAAAACGAAATGTTTCAGCAGTATTTGAACGATCTGTTGGGCAATCCGTTTCATAAAACGATGAAGAAGTGGGTAGCCGGAACGTCGAATCATGGAATAGAATATCTTCACGTTTATATCAACGAAAAGGGTATTCTGGATTATGTTATAATTCCCGGACATGAAATAATTCCGATTTACGATACTCAATTTCAGAAAATATTGATCGGCGTGATACGATACTACAA